GTGGTGCGGATCTACTCATTATCGACGATCCGCATTCCGAGCAGGACGCCCTGTCGGAATCAGCCCTGGACAACGCCTACGAGTGGTACACCTCCGGTCCTCGCCAGCGGCTGCAGCCAGGTGGATCTATCGTCATTGTCATGACGCGGTGGAGTCTGAAGGACCTGACCGGCAAGCTGGTCCGGGCGCAGGCCACCGACGTACTGGCAGACCAGTGGGAAGTGGTCGAGTTTCCGGCAATACTGCCGAGTGGCAACGTACTGTGGCCGAATTTCTGGAACAAGGACGAGTTGCTGCGGGTCAAGGCATCGCTGTCGCTCAGCAAGTGGAATGCCCAGTGGCAGCAGAACCCCACGGCGGAAGAGGGGGCCATTATCAAGAAGGAGTGGTGGAAAACCTGGGAAAAAGACGATATACCGCCGGTTTCCTATGTCATGCAGAGTTATGACACGGCGTTTAGTAAAAAAGAGACGGCGGACTATTCAGCTATCACCACCTGGGGTGTTTTTAAGCCTAACGAGGCGGATCCGGACAATATCATTCTGATGGGGGCGGAGCGGGGGCGCTGGGACTTTCCGGAACTCAAGTCCAAGGCGCTCGAGGAGTACAAATACTGGGAGCCGGACATGGTACTTATCGAGGCCAAGGCCACGGGTACACCGCTGACGGACGAATTGCGGACAATGGGCATACCCGTGGTCAATTACACGCCGTCGAAGGGGAAGGACAAGCACACGCGGATGCACATGGTGGCGCCCATTTTCGAGTCCGGAAAGGTGTGGGCGCCGGATAAACGCTTTTCGGAAGAGGTGATCGACGAATGTGCGGCTTTTCCGAACGGCGACTACGACGATTACTGCGACAGTATGTCCATGGCGCTCATTCGCTACCGTAAAGGTGGCTTTTTGCGGCTGGATAGTGACGAAGAAGACGAAATCCCCCTGTACAAACCCCAGGCACGTCAATATTATTAGCAGGTGGCATCACAGGGTGGTCTGGTTGTCCCCTTCGTTTTTCTTAACACTACAATCGGACACTTCGCAGCGCCCTGTGGTGTCGCTTTTTGAAGGAGGCAGGCAATGAATCCCAAGAAACTGGAAATCGGCAGCAAGTTTGCCGAATACGACCTGGATCAGGACGGCACCGTTACCGATGCGGAAATTGCACGCTCCAAGGAGATGCTGGAACTCGAGCTTCGTGAAGAAAAAAGCGAAGCGCAAAAACGCATGGCCTGGTTATCCATAGCCAGCATGATTATTTTCAGTGCCTGTCTTTTTATGCCCATCGTACCCGAAAGCCGCGTTGACGCTTTGGGCGAAATATTAGGACTCTTTTATATCGCGCAGGCGGGTATCGTGGGTGCCTACATGGGTGTGACGGCCTGGATGTCCAGGAAATGAAATATCTTCCTAAACAAAAATAATTCCTTTAGACTTGGGGTGGCATAAGCCACCCTTTTTTTGGGAGTGTTTGAATGGCCGAAGGACGACCCTCCTTACTTGATGAAGTCATGCCAGCGCAGGGAATGCCGCTGGGCGGCATGGGTGATGAAGAGATAGAAGTCGAGGAAATCCAGGAACCGACCGACATGCTCGAGCAGGATGACGGTTCTGTCATCGTGAATTTTGAAGAGATCATCCAGGAACAGATGCTGGCTGATCCGGATGCCAACCTGGCAGAGTTACTTGACGAACGTGTTCTGATGGAGATTTCCAATGAGCTTCTCGGTTTTTATGAAGAAGATAAGTCGAGTCGCCAGGAATGGGTGGACACTTATAGCGAAGGACTTGGCCTGCTTGGCATTAAATACGAAGACCGGGAAGAACCTTTTCGTGGTTCAAGTGGTGTCACGCATCCCCTGATTGCAGAAGCTGTTACACAGTTCCAGGCGCAAGCCTACAAGGAGCTTCTTCCAAGTTCCGGCCCGGTGCGGACGCAGATTGTAGGGGCAACCAATCCCCAGGTTGAAGATCAGGCACAGCGCGTCAAGGAGTTTATGAACTACCAGATCATGCACGTCATGGACGAGTACGATCCGGAAACCGACCGCTTGTTGTTTTATTTGCCGTTGGCCGGCAGTGCTTTCAAGAAAGTTTATTTCGATGACATTTTAGATCGCGCAGTAGCGCGGTTCGTGCCGGCGGACGATTTGATCGTTCCGTATAACGCTTCTGACTTATCTTCTGCTGCGCGGATCATTCATGTCATTCGCATGAGCGGTAATGACATCAAGAAATTTCAGGCGGGTGGCTTTTACCGAGACATCGAACTCAAGCCTTTTGAGGAAGACAACGAAGTCATTACCAAGGAACGCGAGTTGTCCGGTATCGAGAAAACGACCGATGATATGGACTGTACGCTTCTTGAAATACATACCGATCTGGATTTACCAGGGTTTGAACACGTCCATCCTTTAGACAATGAGCCTACGGGTATCAAGCTTCCCTACATCATTACGATTGACGAAGGGAGCACCAAGGTGCTGTCGATCAGGCGTAACTGGCGTGAGGGTGATGAGTATTACCGCAAGCAACAATACTTTACGCATTACAAATTTTTACCGGGCCTGGGGTTTTATGGCTTTGGCCTGTTGCACATGATCGGTGGACTGGGGCGCTCTGCCACTTCGATTTTGAGACAACTTATTGATGCAGGCACCCTGGCTAATCTTCCGGCTGGGTTTAAGGCGCGTGGTATTCGCATACGCGATTCTGACGAGCCGCTTTCTCCCGGTGAGTTTCGAGATATCGACGTGCCTGGAGGCAAGCTTGCCGAAAGCATCCTGCCGCTTCCTTACAAGGAACCCAGTCAGACACTGATGCAGCTGCTGGGTTTTGTGGTGGATGCGGGTCGTCGCTTTGCGGCGATTGCTGATTTACAGGTAGGTGATGGAAACCAACAGGCTGCGGTAGGAACTACCGTGGCACTTCTTGAACGTGGCTCCAAAGTCATGTCTGCCATTCATAAACGATTGCACTATGCCCAGAAACAAGAGTTTAAGATGCTGGCTCGCGTTTTTGCCGAGTCATTACCTCCGGTTTATCCCTACAGCGTGTGGGGTGCCGATTCTTCTATAAAACAGGCGGATTTTGATGAACGTGTCGATATTGTCCCGGTGTCTGATCCGAATATCTTCTCGATGTCGCAGCGTTTGGCCATGGCTCAAACGCAACTTCAACTGGCGCAGACTAACCCGCAGATGCATAATATTTATGAAGCGTATCGTCGCATTTATGAAGCAATTGGCGTCCCGAATATTGAAGGCTTGCTCCCGACTCCGACACCGCCTCAGCCTACTGATCCAGCGATAGAGAACGCCAAGTCCCTTATCCAGGAGACCTTACAGGCATTTCCGACCCAGGATCATGACGCACACATCCAGGCACATCTCTTTTTTATGAAAACGCCTATCCCGGCTTCAACGCCGCCTATTTTTGCGTTGTTGCAGGCTCATTTGTGTGAGCATGTGGCATTTAAAGCGCGGGGTGTGGCCACGGCAGAGATGTCCATGGCTTCTCAGCAAGCCGCCCAGATGGGGCAGCAGGAGCAGCCGCAGGATGTGGAAGCGCGGGTTTCACAGCTCATTGCCGAGTACACGGCAGAAGTCATGTCCGCCTTGATGCCGCCGCCGGAAGGTGAAGTTGATCCACTGGTGCAGCTGCGGTCCAAGGAACTGGACATCAAGGCTGCGGACGTTCAGCGTAAAGCGGAAGAGTTCGCTCTTAAACAGGCTTTTGAAGAGCAGCGTGAAGCCGAGCGTCAGGATATTACACGCGAGAAGATGGATTCGCAGGAAGACATTGCGCTGCTGCGTGCAGACGTGAACCTGGATCGTATCGACAAGATGGGAAGTGCGGGACGAGGTGAGTAATGGCTAGAGTAAGACAGATGGCTGAGCAAATGGGTGTCTCCGTGGATCGAGCGGAAGAACTGGCGGATCGTGCCTCTGCACTTAATGATCATGCAGGCTTTGATAAAGGCGGCGTGAACGACAAGTTTGCTGTTGTGATGAAGGAATTTAAAGACGGAACTTTGCGTAGTGGTGGCAGTGGAAAAATAGTGACTGATCCTGATCAGGCAAAAGCGATTGCCGCATCCTATGAAAAAGGTGGAATAGTTCGTGGTACACGGGCGCAGGTTCGTGGTCGCAGGTTTAGTGGAGTGTATTGATATGGCTACAGAGATACAAACAGATGAAGACCTAGAAATGTCTGCAGAAACAATAGAAGAACTTGAACGCCAGTTAAAATATGAAGAAATGGATCGCAACACGGAAAAAGGACGAAAGAATTACGAAGCACGGAAAAAGAGGGGTAGCCCACTGATTGAGAAAAATGCTGAAGGGTTATCAGGCGGTGGCATAATTCGCGGCACCCGAGCACAGGTAAGGGGTCGTACTTTCAAAGGAGTATTTTAAGATGGCTAGAGGAAAAAACATATCCGATGCAGACATGAGACGTCTTCGCGAAGAGATACTAGGAGAAAGCGGAAGAACCATATCCGATGCAGATCGGGAGGCGGTACGTCGAGCACTTGATGAAAGCGGAAGAACCATATCCGATGCAGATCGGGCGCGGATTATGCAGGGTCCTAGACGTGTCCACCCAAGAGGAAGAGCACTTGATGAAAGCGGAAGAACCATATCCGATGCAGATCGGGAGGTGGTACGTCGAACAGTTAGGGGAGAAAGCGGAAGAACCATATCCGATGCAGATCGGGCGCGGCTTTTAGAGTCGTATATAAATCGAAATGATGGCGGAATCGCCAAAAAAACGAGGGTTTTCTAATGCCTAGAGGAGTTGTTTATCCGACCATTGAGTCGGCCCAGGGATACGCGGACGAAATCGGCGCCCCATATGGGGACATTATGCCGGTAGAGGGCGGCTTTAGTGTTGCCATGTCCGATGTGGATGAATTGGGCTATATGCATGGTGGAATGTCAAAAATGAAGCCAAAAAAGGTGAAATATTCCACGGGAGGTGCTATAAAGGGCAGGAATTTCTCTGGAATATACTAAATAATGGCAGATCCCACTACTTTTGCCTATGCCATACTTAAAGCTATCCAGGATCGTATTAC